TTACTTGAATTGAATTTTTACTTGCAGAAGCACCACAAGGTACAAACTCTGTATTAAAAGGGCTTACTAACGCTGTAGTTGAACGATTAAATTCATCCATATATACAATACCAACTTCATATCCTCTATTACTATGTAAACTTGAAGGGTTTGCTATTTCTTGGAATATAGCTCTTGCAAATGTAAAAGTATAATACTCATAAACTCTTTGAGTAGGTGTTGTTACAGAATTTACATATTCCATAGCAGGAATTTGCAATCCAATAATAGTACTCGCAGGAGTTGAAATTATACTTATTGGTTGAAGTATAGCATTTATACCACTGCCATATTTTGTTAAAGAATCTAAATTATTAGGTAAAAAACAGTTTACTTGGTCAGTAAGTGTAGTGCCATCACAAGAAGTTTCTGCACCTGGTGTTGAGCTATAAACAGGTTTTATATTAGTTACTGTTCCTATTGCTTGAGTAAACTCAGGACTTGTAGCTAATGCGTACACAGATGTATAATCTGTTGATAGATTAAACACAAAGTCTAAATCAATGAAATCAGTTGTCTCAGTAGGTAAAGGTGAAGCACCAGTAAAAGCTGAGTGGGTTATTGTCATATTTATAGTTATAGACGAACCTGCTACTAAACTTATTCCTGCTAAATCAAAAGTTACAATAGAGGCAGCAATAGTTTCTCCTAATGCTGTTGGGTCTATATTATAAGTACCATTACCAGTAGAATCAGTAAGAGACGTTTGCCCTATAGACTCAGATATTAAAGATGTTGTGTATTCAAATTTAACAGGTGCTCCATTTTTATCAATTAAATCGTATCCCTCTACATAGTTACCATACATCAATCTATTACCCATAATCGTTTGGGCTTTAGCAAATCGAGGTACGTTATCATAAAGTCTTAAGATTTCAGCTTCATTTAGTACTGTAAATATTTTACTATTATTAAATGAAAATTGATACAATTGATTATTAGCAAGACCTAAATCTGCTTTATCAAGTTTCTCAATAATTTTAATTATATTTTTGTTTGACTCTTTAAATAATAAATCAACACCAACCACAAGCGGTCCTCCTGAGTTATACTCAATTATTGCAGCATTGCAAGAGTTTACCATACCTTCATTTAGCATACTATTTCTACTAAACTCAAAAGGCTGTGGTATAAATGCAGGCTCTGACCATTGAGAGGTAGCAGAGTATTCTCCGTCTACATACTTGTATCTATAAGCAAAACATATAAATCTTGTCTCTAAGAAGTTCTCCTGTCCGCTTGTTATAATAGGCGTTACACTCGGAGACTCAGTAGGTGGTTTTTTAATAACAAGTAAAGCTTCTGCTGAAACTTGGTCTATGTTTGCAATAGGATTAGGATACCTATTTGTAGTAGGTCTTATGTTTATATATCTTGGAGCATTATAGTCATCTGTAAAGAATATTAAATCTTCAATAAGGTTTACTCCTGTTATAAGATAAGTTGGATTAAAATTTAATGTAGTAGTTATACCATCACCGCTATCAATACTGATAACGTGATACGTTAGTACATTAGCTAATATATTATAAGATACAATTAAATCAAGTTTTCCTGTAGCTCCAACAGTAAATGCAGGGTCGTGAACAAACCAATAAATAGTTTCATTAGCACTGTCTTCAATAGCACCGATACATCTTGCATCTGTACTTAAAAGAGTACCATCAATATAGGTTAACGAAGTTAATGGTGAATTGCCTTTAGTATTAGTAATAACTCCTACTTCAGCTTTCTCAGTAGAACCCATTCTAATATTCATAGCGTCAACATACTCGCCTTCAGGAAGAAGTCGCTGGTCAACAACTTTATTCATCCTACCCGATAAAAAATTTCTTGTGAAATTACCCATATTATTTTATTACCTTATCCATACCTCTTAAATTCATTAAGAGTCTACCTGGGTGAATATTACTAATTCTAATCTTTGCATTTCTTAATAACGCAGTTCTGTCTTTTCTTGCTCTTGCTACAATATATTCTTGTACACCAAATTTAGAATTTAATATCTCATATTTAATTGCTGCATAAACATATTGTTCAAATAATTTATTAACAGTAATCAATGAATTATCTCCGCTTTCCATACCATCAGATACATACTCAAGAATACATAACTCACCTGCCATACCTGAATCAAAATTAATAACTCCTGCCTTCTTATCTATTCTAAAAGTAGGATTGAAATTAGCTGTCTCTGTATTTAAACCAAATGCTGTACCAATATTATAATCAAAATACCACATACCATCGTAGTTCCAGCCATATTGACCGTCAAATTGATTTCCTTGGTTTAAATAAATACTTTTCTTACTTCTTGTAAGTCTATCAAAATCAATATCTGAATATTGTGGTCTTAATATATTACCATTTTGGTCAAATAAAATATTACCTTGTTGGTCTTGTAAGTAAGCGTTAGCAGATAATACCTGTATATTCTCAGTCAATGGTCTTAACCAACCATCTTTATACAAAGAAATACGAACCCAATTCACATAGTCCGAAGGAAGTACATATCTTAACGAATCAGCTACACTTAACTCTAATACTTTGATTTCCTTAAACGCGTCATAATTAAGCTCTTGTATCGCTCGTTTTGCGTGAAATATAACTTTATACCTTTCTTCGTTATTAACTAAGGAATGGTTTCCTGAGTACATCAATAAGAAATTATTAACTATATCATCTAAGCTGACATACTGATAAGAACCCCAGTTTTCGTCTTGAGGTGCGTTACCATTATTGTCATAATATTCATATTGAGATAAATATGCCATTTCTTTTTATTTTTATTGTTGATTGTTTTGTTGCTCTTGAATCATACCAAATTGAGCAACTTCATTTTCACGAATTGAAATACCACAATACTGAAGTATTTTCATTACTAATCTATAGTTATCTTCATAAGGAAGTTCAAAATCCTGGTAGTCAGGTTGAGACTGGTCAAATGCCGGTTCGCCACTAACTAATGAAATATAAGTCCACTTTGGTGTTTTTGGATGTCTAAAATAAACACATTCAACTTTTCCTTTAGCGTTTATAGTATCAGGAAATAAGTTAATTCTTTCTCCTTCAAAAGTATATGATGGATAAAATTCAGTTGGAGATGTTAAACTCGATGCATTAAGCATTGTTATTTTTCCAACACTTACCTTGTCAGCTTCTTTTGACGCTTTTGAGTAAATACTATAAGCTTGTCCTATTACTGTAAAAATATTTGAACTTAATGTTAATGTTGTATTTGAAACTATATTTGTAATTGTAGAAACAGTACCTAATGTATCGTTAACAACAATGTCTCCAACAGATAAACCATTAGATAAAAAAGTTGCAGCAGAGTTTACAAGTGAATTTGAAGATACTGCCGTAGTCACTCCTGATGTTAATTTTTTTGTATGACAAAGCATTTTAAGAATATAATAAGCAGTGTCTCCTGTGGTAGTAAGTGATGGTATTGAGTATATATTACCACCCAAATGTGCTAAGTAATTTGTAACTAAAAAACCTTCAATAGTTTCAGCAATAGGACCTTCAACTTCAGCATAATCACTTCCTGCTGTACGTGCATTCTCAGCATTTATAGCTTTATTATAGTTACTGAAGTATTCTTCAAATAACTCCATCTGCGCATTCTCAGCAAATAAATTGAAATCTGATGGAGAGATATACCCGTAATTATTCTTGTTAAGTATGGATAATACTGTATTTCTAACTTCGTTTATCATTTTAAATCTTTTTACAAATATAGTAAAAAAAAGCACAGAAATAAATCTGTGCTCATTTTCAAATAATAAGTTCTATTTGTTATTGAGGTAAGTTTGCCTCTAACATTTTAAGAGCATCAATACCTTCATCACTTGATAAGAAGTGACCTGCCATATCGTAAGGGTCTTCACCAAATGGTACTGATAACATTTTCTTTTTATTTGTTGGTGTACTAAACCAAACTTCTTTATCGTTATTGCGTAATGCTAATAATTTTTCTTCAAAGAATAAACGAACTTTAGCTTGAAACTGTAGTTCAGGGTCATTCAATGTAGCCAAGAATCCTCTTGGGTCATTTTTAGCAAACACTAATATGTCTCGTCTTAATTCTGCTGTAGAAATTGTAGAAGGGTCTTTACCAAACATTACTCTTGTTAGAGTTTCAATTTGTTCAAGTGAAAGTTTTCTTGCTTCAACTAAAGCATCAATTTCAATATCCAAATCTTCTACTTCATTAGCAGCATCTTTTTCTTCATCTACCTCTACAAATATTCTACCATTTAATGGATGATAATGTAAGAAAGCTTGTAATGAAGGATTAGTTCTTGGAACGCTTAAGAAACCATCTTCAAAGATGATTGGTTCAATAATTGCATTTCCATCTTGTTCGTCTTCGAAAGGAGACTTTTGATTTATCGCATATCTAAGTGCACGATTTTCATTCTTTTTTTCATCATACCACATTAAAGGGAATCGTGGATGATTTCTTGCCGCTAAACTGTATGAAAGCGGATTGCCTATTGTTAACTTATAGACTTTGTCTATTGCAGGTGTTGTTGCCATTTTATAATAATTTAATTTAATTTAATTTTTTTT